GAAGTCAAGTTTGAGTCGAACGCTCATGCAGAGTTCGGCTCAGCAGTTCACGAGAGTATTGAATTTTACTTACTAGGCAAGGATAAATTATCCCCTATGTTAGAGCCTTTACGCCCTACCCTAGATAAGATTAAATCAGCCCTTGTGAGTGCAGAGATGAAGCTTGCAACGACCAAGTGGAATACACCCTGCGACTTCTTCCATGATGATGCCTATATGCGTTGTATCGTGGACGCTGTAGCCAGTTCACCTGACAAAAGCACTATTGTGGCTTTTGACTGGAAAACAGGCAAGAAGCGAGATAGTGCAACACAGTCTGATGTTATTGCTAAGTGTATTTTCAATCGCTATCCAGAGTGCAAAAAGGTAATCACCGTATTTGCATACTTCATGGTCGATGATATGACCGTTAAAGAGTACAAAAAGAACGGTTCTTTTATTGACCTAGAGAACAAAGTAGCTAAGATTGAAAACGCCCATAAAGCTAACGAGTTCCCATATAACCCTAATGGGCTATGCAAGAAGTGGTGTGATGTGGTATCTTGTCCACACAACGGCAGAAAGTGATATAATCTTAGGAGGGTACTCATGACCTATGTTAAATACCGTGTAAAGCTACAAGCAGTCGATGGTGTCGAGTGGATTGTAGCATGGCAAGCTGAAACGCTAATGGATATTCTATCGAACATAGGTCTTATGTATCCTGAATGTCTTATCGTTTCAGCAGAATATCTGGAACATATCTATGAGCCAGACGATGACGAGGACTAGCTTATGGCTAAGAAACCTAAGAAAAAACCTGACCGCAGTTATCAAGCTGTATATCAAGCAACACCAGAACAAAAGCGTATCCGTGCTATGCGTAACACTGCTCGCAGACGAGCGATTGCTAAGTATGGTAAGGAAGCACTAAAGGGCAAAGATGTGGACCACATCGTACCACTATCTAAAGGTGGTACAAATGCCCCATCGAATTTGCGAATTGTAGACCGCAGTAAAAACCGCAGTCGCAATTTCAAAAAGAAGAAGTCCTAAACGGCTCATCTCCCACTTAGTTTGACCCATAACTAAGGCATAAGCACTAGCGGTAAGTGTGCAGGGGATAACTACCGCAGTCAAGATACCCGAACTCTAATAGGTAGGCGAGACCGAGTGGTTCACGAGACGAACCAAACGCATTGTAAACACTTACTTTGCGTTAGTTTTGTTCACTTAAAAAGGAGTTAGCCATGAGCAGATTTATGTTAAACCGTTTATTAACATACTTGCAGTATAAGATTTTACGCTTAGAACGCAAAGGGTTTAAGTTTCAATTTAAAGATGTCTACGCCACATATCGGAGAAAACCTGTAATTATTGATGTAATACTTACCACCCCTAAAGGGTATATCTACAGTTATGTATGGGACGGTGATACATTCCAATCACAAGATATGTATAACACATTCCGTATGTTTCTAAATGCAGTGGAGAAGAAAGATGGCAAAGCAGAACCTTACAGAAAAGCAAGCAAAAGATAAGGTAAAAAAACTAATTGACCTTTACGCCAAGTACAACAATGTGTACACCCTATGTCCTATGACATTTGGTTATGGTGAGAGCGGACACCCAGACCGCTTACTTTTAGTAAGTGGTAAATTGTTCCCTACATTCATCGGTATCGAGGTTAAAAAAGACGAGAACAATCATCATTGCAGACCAGAGCTTAAAGCTAAACCTAATGAGATTGCACAGAAAAAGCAAGCTAAGTTAATCGAAGCCGCAGGGGGTTATTGGATTTGTGTTCATAACAACAACCTACACGAGCTTGCAGAATTGTTAGATAAAGTCGCTCGTAAAACCAGTATGAGTTTTGACAATGCAGACTTCGAGAAATATAAACGACTGATTGGATTATAATATGGCTATTGTACTACCACACAGAAAACTTATTGTTATCCCTAAACCAGAACCTAAACACGCAGAAGTGTTGGATAATGTATTCGCCAACCGTATTGTTACTCTCCCTAACGGTGATGAGCTTATGGCATTACCACACTGTGAGGACTGTCTGCGTATGTTACGCAACATGGACATTAATGTCGATGGGTGCGAGATGTTTGACTGGTATTACCAACCGCCTAAGAGTAAGATTAACCCTGAGTACAGTGTGTGGTGGTGGCAGTTAGAAACCGCTAGATTTCTAGTAGCTAACCCTCGTTCGTTCTGTACTTCTACACCTCGTACAGGCAAGACCTTATCTACCCTAATGGCAGTAGATTATGTCCTGCGTAACGAGGGTGGGCGAGCGTTAATCGTTGCCCCCCTAACCGTTGCTAATGGCGGTGAGTGGGAGCGTACTATCAAAGAGTGGTTTCCCCATCTAACAGTGCAGATGGTGCATAAGAACCGTAAAGAGGATTTACGCACGCCTGCTCATGTGTACTTAATTAACCCTGATGGACTGCGTGTTGTCAGTAGCGAACTAACCGCTATGGCTAATTTAGGTAAGTTTTCTGTTGTTGTATTTGACGAGCTTACCGAGTATGCAAACACCAGTAGTCAGCGATGGCTTGCAGCACGACAAGTGTCAGCTAACATTAAATACCGTTGGGGATTAACAGGGACACCGGGTAAGCCAGAGAAAATCTACGGTCAAGTGAAGTTAATTAACGACCTTAATGTTCCTAAGTATTTCACAAGATGGCGTGATATGACCGAAGTTAAAGTATCCCAGTTCCGTTGGATACCTAAAGAGGGTCATGAGGAAGTGGTTAAGCAAGCCATGTCACCTTGCATACGCTTCGACAAAGAACAGTTAATGTCTATCCCTATCCCACAGGTACGCATGGAGTATGTACCGTTATCAGAACAGCAGGAGGCTATCACTAAACAACTTAAAGAGGAGTTCCAGTGTGCGATACAAGAAACGACTATTGATGTCACAACGGCATCGACGCTCGCTCAGAAGCTACTACAAGTCGCAGGAGGTGCAGTTAAAACCGAAGACGGTTACACAAGAATTGACACCACGCCAAAGCTTGAGAAGCTTAAAGAATTATTAGCCAGTACAGATAGAAAAAAGGTTATCTTTGGTTCGTTTATCGGTATCAACGATATGCTTGTGGACTATGTACGCAGTTTGGGTTACACCTGCGAGAAGATTGACGGTTCAGTAACAGGACAGCGTAGAAGTCAAATTCTAAGGGACTTTATGGACAAGCCAGACCCTCATGTACTGATATGCCACCCACGCACAACAGCGTTTGGTGTAGAGCTTGCCAGTGCAGATATGATTATCTGTTACGGTACACCGATGGCAGGTGCGTTTATGTATCAGCAGTTATTTGAACGCCTGTCTAGTTCACGTCAGACTGCTAAAGAAACCTTTGTTATCCACCTAGCAGCAGGGAAACAAGACCTTGTGTCTTTTAAAGCCCTACAATCAGGTGTGAACATTGCTAAGAATATCGTTGATTTATTCACCAGAGAGTTGTTATAAATCAACGACTTACGAACTTTTTTCAGCTTTTTATAAAATACTACTTGCTTAGTACATTCAAGTAGGATACAATACACACATCAACCAAGCAAGGAGATTAAATGATTACTGTACCGCAAAACATTTACACTGATGACAAAGCCTGTGGCGAGTTCATCATTGAAATCAACGAACGCCTAAGCAAGTTAGCAGAAGCAGAAAAGGCTTTGAAAGAAGCGAAAGAAGTTGCAACCAACCTTATGCTAACTCGCTTAGAAGCGACAGGATTAAAACATTTTGCTTTCGACTTCGGGACTTTTGCCCGTAGAACAAAGACACAAGTTTCTTTCCCTACCGCAGAAAATGGTGGTAAAGAAAAAGCCGTTGAGTGGTTATCGCAGTTGCTAGAACATGGTTTGATTGACATCGAGGATTTGATGAATGTTCAACAAGCTCGTGTTGTATCTGACACCGTTCTATCACTTGAGGAAACAGTTCAACGCTACAACACGGAACAAGCTATGGTAAACCCTAACTTTGTTCCATTACCTGAGTCACCGTTCAACAAGTACGAACAGGTTACTCTTTCAACCCCAAGAAAACGCAAAGACTAAAGGAGTTCATATGAACAATGCGTTAGTAAACACTCAAAACTTTAACCTAGCTTCACTAATCCCACAATCAGCTCTAGCTGCGATGTCAGGCATTGCCGATGCAGCAGACAAATCCTTTGGAGGCGGTGATGTATATACACTGGGCTTTCGTGGTCGTGACTTCAGCTTGCGTGGCAACGGTACTGATGTTACTTTACCTAATAAGCAAGTGGACTTCTACCTTGTTGCCATGCGACCAAATGACCACTTCGTATTCTACGATACATCATTTGATGATGCAGAAAGCGGTGTGCAAGGAACTATGCTAACTCGTGATGTCCTTGCATCTGACCCTAAAGAGTTTATCCCTACAGGTCAGTGGAAATCTCGTTCTCGTAAGCGTCGTTGTGTAATCATGCTTGCAAACGATACAGATAAACGCCTAGTTATTGCCGACTTCGGTGCTAAGTCTGTGTATCAGCCAACAGAGA